ACAGTTCTATCGGGTACTTCGGGAGCGTTATATTATTCTCCTGCTGGTACAAGCGTAACAACTCTCACAGCAGCAGCTTTTCCTTCATCAGGAGGAAATATCACTGTTGGATCTCAGTTGGGTTATAGAGTAAATGACACAGTAACACTTGCATATCCAGCAGGATCTACAGTTACCAACTGCATACCAGCAGCAGATTACTTTGTAAAAACTTATGATGCTTCAACTGGTGTTATGACAGTTTCTTCAACAGCAGGAGGAGCAGCGGTAACAGCTTCAGCATCTCCTACTTTTGTAGCTGGAACATTTGCAAGCATTACATTTACAGCACCATTAGTTGTTGGATCTGTAAGAGAATGGAGTTTTGAAATAACCAGAGCAGAAATTGACGTAACAAGTATTGGTCAAACTGTTACTCAAACCGCACCATTTAGAACCTTCATCTCAGGTTTTGCTGATGGTAGTGGTTCTGCTAGTGTTTACTCAACAGATGATGACACACTTCTTTCCAGTAGAATGGTTGAAGACGTTATCCAACGCCAGCAAGCTGGTGCAAAGGTAAGACTGTATATTGATCGTCAGATGAGTGGTGCTAACGTAGATCAAAACGCAAGTAGATCAATTTTGGCAGATATTATTCTTACTTCTGCAAGTTTCAATGTAAACCCAGATGACGGACAGGTTGTAGAGATAGCCTTCAGACCTAGTGCTGCTCCTACATTCGATCTATCTAAAACAGCTTAAATTAGCATAAGTTAACGAACCTCAGTTTATCTGGGGTTTTTTCATGTTTTGCATTAGAATATCAATATATTGATTTTATTTTATGGCAAGCAATCTATCAGCACTGGATCGTTTAAGAAAAGCTGCAAATCTTGAACCTGTTAAAAAAGAAGTTGAATTATCTGATGGTTCAATTTTTGAAATGTATGTAAGTCCATTGACAATGGCAGAAAGAGAAAGAGCACAGAGACAAGCTAAAAGTGATGATGCAAATGCTTTTGCTTTACAATTATTACTTTCTAAAGCACAAGATGAAAATGGCAGGAAATTATTTAATGCTGGAGAAATTGATGTATTAAAAAATGAAGTTAAAGATAAAGATTTACAGAGTCTTATGCTTGCTGTAATTAACTCAGAGGAGGAGGATATAATCGACCCAAAAGATTAGCTGAAGAATTAAAAAGAGATAATTTAATGATGTTACAATTTAGTGTTGCAAAAGAATTAGGAAAAACTTTAAGAGAAGTAAGAGATATGACTATAGACGAACTTATAGGTTGGAGTTCATATTTTCAAGTAATTAATGAAGAACAAGAAAAAGAATTTGAAAAAGCAAAACGAAGGAGATAAGCTAGAATAAAGTAACCTTTTATTGTTTAGTCGTGGCAACAAGAGCAGATATAGAGATTAATGTAAAAGGTCTTAAGAAAGTACAAGAATTATCAAAACTTTTAGATAAAGTTAGTGGTAAAGTAAATCAATTAAATAAAACTAGCGGAACTAAAACAGAAAAACAAACTGCAAATCTCGAAGAAAAACGTGCAGCTTCGATGGTTCGAGTTAGAAATATTGGAGATCAAATACAAAGAGCAAAAGAAGCAGGATTAAAAACAGAGAAAGCAAGTCGAGCTTTAAATAGAGCAGCTTTAGCCAATGAAAGAGGAAAATTAAAATTATCAAGAGCACACCAACAAGTAGCATTAAAAGAATTAGCAATAGAACAAAAAATAACGAATGAAAATCTTCGTCAGATAAAAGCAAAAGAAAGAGAAGCAAAAATAGAAGCTAGAAATTTAGCAAGACGAAAAGCACAAAGAGGAACAAAAGCTGCACTAACAAGCGGAGCAATTTCTGGTGCGTTTCCATTATTATTTGGACAAGGGCCACTTGGAGGTGCTGCTGGCTTTGCTGGTGGTTTTATCGGAACTAAGGTTGGTGGTCAAATGGGAGGTTTTGCAGGAGGTCTTGTTGCTACTGCTGCTCTTCAACAGATACAAACTACCATTACTGCTGTAGGAGAGCTTGGACAGGCACTTAATCCTTTAACAGCAGATATTACTAAACTTACACAGGCAGTAGGATTAGCAGGAACGGCAGAAGCAGCAAGAATACGATTACTTGAACAAGTAGAGGGTAAACAAGCTGCATTAGCAGCAGCAACTCAAAATATGGCATTAGTAGTAGGAGATGAGGGTGTTAGAACCATTAAAGAATTTGGAGAAAACTTTGCAGCAATAAGAGCTAATGCTGCTGAATTTGGACTTAAATTACAAGCTAGATTTGCAAAGATATTCAATGCAATAGTGGATAAGTTTCCAAGTCTTTTTGGAGATAAAGGAACAGCAGAAGAAAGTAAAGCATTAACTGAAGCGGTAGGCGAAGATCCAGTTTCAATAGCTTTAAATGCTGAATTGGTAAAAATAAAAGCCGATTTAGATAAATTAAAGCAAGATTTAGCTGCTAGAGATGCCAACATTGGTATTCCAAATGCACCTAGTTTTCTCAAAGGAGGTTCTACTTTATTCCCTAGTCAAATGCCTGACTTAAATACAGAAGTAGATAAAGCAGTAGGAGATGCAAAATTAGAAGAAAATATTCGAATAGCTGAACAGGAGTTAAATAGTATTAATAAGAGTTTACAGGCAAGAAAAGACCTTTTAAGAGTACAGGTTGAAGATAATATTGCTAAACAAAAAGCCAATGACATAACTGATCTAATATTAGATTCAACTAACGAAAATATAAAGGCATTAAAGGCTAAAAAAGATGGTACTTTTGAAGAATTTCAAATACAACAGCGTATTGCTGAAATAGTACAAAAAGTAAAAGATATAGGTATTGAAGAAAACCTGATTGATAAAGAAAAAATAGAAAATTTAGTAAGAGAAGAAGCCTCTTTAAAACGACAGGTAGACACAGCAAAAAAATTAAAAGATGCTTTTGATAGCATTGCAAAATCAATACAAAGCGATATCAAGGAAGGTATTAAAGGTCTTATAAAAGGAACATCTACACTTGGAGATTTACTTAACAATGTTGCTGATAAATTCTTAGATATTGCATTAAATCAAGCTCTTTTTGGAAATATAGGAGGAGGTAGTGTAACTGGAGGTTTGTTTAAATTTTTAGGATTTGCAAGAGGTGGTAGACCACCTGTAGGCAAACCTTCAATAGTAGGAGAAAAAGGCCCAGAATTATTCGTACCAAGATCATCTGGAACGATTGTGCCAAATAATAAACTTGGAGGTGGCGGTAGTACAAGTGTTACTGTTAACGTAGACGCATCAGGTTCAGATGTTCAAGGCGATGATGCTGGAGGACAGGAACTTGGTACATTAATAGCTGCTGCTGTTCAAGGAGAACTTGTTAAGCAACAAAGACCTGGAGGCTTACTAAATAGATAATGGCTACTTTTCCTGATTACAACCCACAATATTCTGCTACAAAACGGAGTCAGCCACAGCAACGTATTACACAGTTTGGCGATGGCTACCAGCAAAGAACCGCTTTCGGATTAAATCAAGATCCTAAAGTTTGGAATCTTACTTTTAATGTTGATGATGAAGATGCTACTGAAATAGAAACATTTTTAGAAAATGAAGCTAAGAATGGTACATCATTTGATTGGTCCCCTCCTGATACAACTACAACTTTTAAATGGATATGTAGAAGTTTTTCTAAGGAAATATTTGAAATTAACCGAAACAGAGTAACAGCTACTTTTGAACAGGTATTTGAACCCTAATGGCAATCCCAACTTCCGCACTACAAGAAATAAACCCAGGTTCAATTATTGAACTCTTTACGATTGAACTAAATACAGCTTTACATGGTTCAAACACCATATATCGTTTTCATAATGGTGCAAATATGAACGCAAATGGAGAAGTTGTCTGGGCTGGTAACTCTTATTTAAGATTTCCTATTGAATGTACTGGTTTTGAATTTGGTTCAACAGGAACTTTACCTAGACCAAGAATTTCAATAAGTAATATTTTTGGAACAATAACAGCAATAATGCAGGATATTAATACAACAACTGTCGGTAATGATTTAAATGGTGCGAAATTTACAAGAATAAGAACTTTGGCACGTTTTTTAGATGCGGTTAATTTCGCTCCAGAGACAATTACCAGCACTTCAACAACTACTGTAGCCGATCCTGCTGACGGGGAAACTGTTACATATACTGTCACAGTAGTTCAAGATTCTGGTGGTGCAAATGTTTTTGCAATAAATGGAGTACAAAAACCAGTTATTACAATGAAACGTGGATCAACTTATATCTTCAATCAATCTCATAGTTCAAATGTTGGACATCCTTTGCGAATAAAATCTGATGCTGGTGGACAACAAACTACTGTCAATGCAGGAACTTTAGGTACGGATGCAACTGTAACTTACTCTCCAGCTTATCCCTCTGCTCCAAATGATTTGAGATACTACTGCACAAGTCATGGAAATAATATGGGCAACACAATTACAATGAACGACCCAAATACAATTCAGCAGCAAACAACTTCATCGTCTACTACACAAACTAATCCTTATGGAGCACCTGATCCAACAGCAGAGTTTCCACAGGAAATTTATTTTTTGGATAGAAAAGTCACTGAAAATAGAAATGTAGTTACATGGGAAGCTCAATCTGCGTTAGACCTAGTAAATGTGAAATTACCAAAAAGAATAGCAACTAAAGAAATATTCCCTGGTATTGGAGCATTTAGAGGATGACTTGGAAAGATATTGCTTTACAACACGCAAAAAAGGATGCACCACATGAAGCCTGTGGTTTAGTAGCTGTTTATAAAGGAAAAGAAAAATATTTTCCCTGTAAAAATCTTGCTGAAGAGTTAGGAGAACAATTTATTGTAGATCCTGATGATTGGATAAATGCTGAAGATCAAGGCGAAATTGTAGCTGTATTTCACAGCCACCCAGATCATCCTCCTACACCTAGTCAAGCTGATCTTGCCAGTTGTGAATATTTAGACTTACCTTTTT